CGACATTACCCGTTGAAGGGTCTGCAACCTGGTCACGTTTGAACTTATTGGCGACTCGTTGTACATACGGTTCGACATCTTTGTCATCCATATTACCTACGAATACTTTGAATACTCTTCTTTCAGGTGCTCTTGATGTTCTATAGATTAACATCGCATCTTCTGATAGAATAAGTTGTTTCCAAATTCTTCTGGCTTTCTCCAACATAGAAGTACCATAAGGAAGCTTACGGTCATCACCCAATAACCTAAAGTGAGCAATCTCCCACGTATTGAATTCCATGTCTTTTACTTTCCATTTGAATTTCAATACCTCTTCATTTGACTCACCAGCTGGTTGATTAACACCATATTGACTCGGTGTTGAAGTCATACCCCTTTCTAATCTTTCGATTTCAATGTTAGGTAGTTGTTGACCACCCATAATACCTTTTTCAGGGTCTAACTTCAGATATACGAAGTTATCACCATACTTGGCTGTGTTTCTTGTCCACATCGGTAAGTTGGTATCGATATCTAATCTATTATTGAATAGGTCTGTTAATACAGATTTAATTCTTTTACTTTCTGAGTACACCTGAAGGATAAATCCATCTTCATTTGCCGTTGTAGATTCCTCAGCATAGATATCGAGTGCTGCAGAAATCTCAGGAGTATATTCCATACTCTCATAATCGTAGAATGCTGCGAGTCTCGTTGGCTCGTAATAAACGGCTTGGGTATATAAGTTATTTTCTACCTTCTGCCATTGTTGACCAAGGTATAGAGTTTGTTGAGCTTGAAGTTTCTCTCTTTCGTACTCATTTTTGTCAGGTGTTTTAAGTAACTCCTTCTTATCAAATTTGTATACAGGCGGCTGTTGGTCCAATGTAGAATCGGGACCAAAAACTTTGGTTAATCTCTGCCATACAGTATAGTTATTCTCAGCCATTTCTTATTTTTATATAAATAGTAGTTAAAAACTACAATAATTCAATCTTTTATTTTTTACCCCCGAATAACCATAAATACTTTTCATAATCACTTTTTGAAGCCCCTCCGTGTTGAGGTCTTCCATATGGGTCTCTATGCATCGTACTCAAAGAAGGGTTATAGTTATCAACAGGATTAGTAACTGGTGTTTCCTGTACCATCCAACTATCAACCATAGCCTTGGTTTGTTCAGTTACTTTCTCCAATGAAGAGAAAGAATTTTCACCAACATATATTGCCATTGCCATCGCCATAATAAGGTCGTCATGTTGTCCTTTTTGGTGGTCAGGTCTACCATTGATATAAACAAAGGTATTCAACTCATTTAATAACCTATTTGAACGAACCTGATAGTCATGTCTTAATGCCTCCTCAAAAGAAGCGACAATCTGAACCCTCTTATTATTAAAGTTTAATCCGGGTATCTTTTCAAATGATTTAGGGTTATACTTCCATTTATCAGCAACATTTACACCTTCAACATAAAGGTTTTGATATCCTAACTCCTGTAACTTTCTTGCCGTAGAGACACCCATACCACCAGTAATATCAATCACGACAAATGCAGAATACATCGTAGCCCATTTAAAGGCTACCTCAGCAGCAACATCAGGAGGTATCTTACCTAAATATTCTAATACTTGTTCTCTTTCATCAAAGTCAATAATACAGAAAGTTGTATAATCCTCACTATCACCACGAGAAACATCAATACCCATAATGTACTTATGACCAGGTATTGGTTCTTTCCACTGCCATAATGAACCACCCATAAACTTATTTTCAGGTTCACGAATGTAACGGTCCTTCATCTTTTCAATGGTTTCATTAGGTATAACATTATCTCCTGAACCTAAGAAATTACACTCTAATTCCTGAGCAATCTTTCTACGGTCAAACTTAAGCTTCTTTGCCATAGATTCAAACCAATCAGAGTAAGGTTTATATCCCTCATCAAACTTACTACTAATCTCTTCAAAATCTCTTTCTCTTGGATTAATATCCGTGTAGTCAATAATAATCTTACTATCATCATATTCCTCCCTGTTCAACATATAGTGAACAATATCATTACACTTAATCAATTTAAGTGTTCTAGCATAACGAGGGTCCCTATACCAATACATGTCAGTAATCTTGAAATCATTCATACCCCTCAATGATTGTTCGTAAATAGCATAGTAGATTTGGTCAAATCCATTAGGTGTTGAAATAACGATTACCTTACCACCTGTAGATAACGATGCCATACACGCAGACCAAAAGTCGTCATCGGCATCGATAAACGCAGCTTCATCAAAAATAAGTATGGTAGGTGTATAACCACGCAAAGCATCCTTAGATGTTGCAACGGCTTTAACCTCACACCCATTAGATAATTTAAAGTGTCTTTGTGAATTTTTGTCGGCGGAGAAATTAACACCCAACCATTCGGGCCATTGGTCTACGAAACCACGTATCTTATTCGCGAACTCCATGGACGTATCCAATTTATTTGCAATTATAAGAATCTTCTCAGGCTTACTCTTTTTTGCCGTTACTAACTTTTTTGATGACCACGCAGCGGTAACTGTTGACACACCTGCCTGTCTATACTTAATCGCAATGTTTTCTTCGAAATTATCGTAATCAGAAATTAATCTGTCTTGGTCGGGAAAGAGTTCGAGAGGAACGTAACGTGATTGTGTGTTGTCGTATGTTTGTAGGTAAGTCTTTAACGCATATGAAGTGTTTTTCACTATCTTCGCATACTCTACTAATACCTGTTCTCTTGTTAAACCCATAACGCATAACTTAGATTTTTATTACGATAAATCAATTCCTAAACCACCTAAGAAATCCCTGAACTCATCACCGTCTTCATCATCTTCTTCTTCAGAACCACCTAACACGTCTTCCAAATCATATTGACGTAACTCTTCGGTAATCTCATCAATCATTCTTTGAACAATCTTTTGACCTTTTTCAGAGTCACCAATGATTTCTCTTGCCACCTCAAAGAATTCTTCAGCAGATAATGCTGAGAAACGTGAGAATAAGTAATTCTGAATTTCTCTCATATCATCCTCATATAAGTCTTCAGGATATGCAGCAGTAAACCTTTCCCAAATAACAGGACCTAAACGTAAATCCCAAATCTCATAAGGTAATGTATCTTGAGAACCCATTACCATTTCAGCCGCTTTAGGGTCGTCAGGTAAACCTTGTGTACCTAACACCTCATATACTCCTTTGATTAATTCGTGAATTAATACAGGGAAGAATAGACCCTTCGCCTTAATTGTTGGTGGGTCAGTAGTATCATCAACCTCTTCAGAACCTTGTACTCCTTCACCTTCACCTGCCATCATCTGAGTCATCTCATCAGGTATAATCCAATACATCAAATCAGCGATGGACATTAGTACCCCATACAAATTTAATAATTGTGGGTCTAAACGGTCCAATTCATCACGAACCAAGTTAAACATATAATGACCTTTCTTCGACGCACCTTGAATAAGTGAATTAATGAATCTTCTTTTCGCCTTTTCCATGTCGAACTTATCCATGGCATCCATAAATGATTCAATATCGTCCTCCATATCTTCAGAATCCTCACCGAAGGCTTTCATGATTTCTTCCTCATCGGGTTCTTCATCTGACTGACCCCTCATCTTAGAAGTGTCAATCTGACCCATACCTGAAAGTAGTTCAACATCAAATTGAAATGCTTCGTCAGGAAGTGCCATTTCTTTCTTTACCAAATCAACTGCAAGATTTTCAAGGTACTCCTCATTTTCGTTCTCAATAGACTTAACTTGTTGAACTGCCCGTTGCAACATCATTTGCAACTGCATCAAGGCATTTTGATTAGAGATGTCAGTAATACCTGTATATTGTTTTACCTTATCCACAACATCCGCAAATCTTTTAGACGCTAATAACTCTTCAAATGAAGAAACAACACCATCACCATCTAAATCAATATCCAAAGCTGGATTATCGGATAATGGAGTTTCACCACCTTGAATCTTTGCCTGAATATCGGGAGCCATTCTTTCGGGTCTATTCCCGTAATCTATCGGTGCTTCATTAATTT